ATCGGTTAGGGTTGAGCGCGACTCAAATTCTTGCGCCGCTTGGTTCAGCGGTGGCACCGTCTTATTCGTTTATGGGGATTCCAAGCAAGGGGATGTATTCCATCTCAACGCGCATTGGCTTTGCCATTGGCGGCGTTCAGATTATGCGCATCGGCTCGGACGGTGTTTCTCTTGAGGTTGGGACATTTCTTGGACAAGCTGGAAGCGTCACCTTGCCAACGTACTCATGGGCGGCAGACGACAACACAGGACTCTACAATAGCGCGGCAGATGAAGTGTCCCTCGGAACAGCGGGAGTGCAACGGTGGGTTGTCGATTCAGGTGGCCGTATGGGACTCGGAACAGCAAGCCCTATCTCATACAATTCAAACGCTCGTCAATTCGTCGTCGCCTCGTCCACTGGCTCAACAGGAATCACAATTCGTTCTGGCACTAACAATTCCGGCATTCTTGCCTTTACTGATGCAGAAGGCACGACAGTGCAAGGGTTGATTCAATACACACACAATGCAACGGCAGCAAACGAAGTGATGATTTTTAGGATTGGTTCAACCGATCATTTCACGCTTGGTGGAGGGGGTCAAATGTTTTCTCCGCTCGGCTCTGCGTCCCTTCCGACATACTCATATAACGGGGACGGAAATACTGGGATGTTTAGTCCATCGGCGGACTCTATCGGCTTCTCCACCAACGGCGTTCTCCGCGTCACCATCGACAACAGTGGGTTGACTGTCAATAGTGGAGTGTTGACATCAACGATCCAGTTCGCAGACGGAAGCGCGGCGGCCCCTTCAATTACGTTTACATCGGATACGGACACCGGAATGTTTCGACAAGGAGCTAATACTATTGGGTGGTCTACAAATGGTTCCCAAGGTCTTTCTTTCTCAACGGGTTCTCAATTTACTCTGCTTAATGCCACACCATTACGAGTTGGAGACGGGTCGGCTGGAACTCCAAGCATTTCTTTTGACAGTGACCAGGATACAGGCATATATCGTGCCGGATCAAACCAATTGAACTTTTCGACGGGCGGGGTGTTACGCTTTGGAATTACGACGGGGGACTTCAATTTTAGCACGGAGAGCAATTTGAATGCGCTGAATTGCAGGTTGGAGGATGGATCAGCGGCATCGCCATCATTCACGTTTACGAACGACACGAACACCGGCATGTTTAGGCAGGGCGCGGATGTTATCGGTTGGGCTTGCAATGGCGCTCAACATCTTGCTCTTACGACAGGGCAACTTTCTCCTGGTGGCACGGACGGAACTATGAATCTTGGCTCCGGCTCGGCGAGATGGAATACTGTTTTCGCAACAAACAGCACGATCAACACATCGCATTCATCGACGAAAGAAAACATCACTGACATCGACCCCGCCTCCGTGGAAATCCCGCGCGGCATTTTATTTGATAGGGGCGGGCGAAGATTCATGGGCTACTTGAACGACAATCTCCCAAGCGTTTGTCGGCCAATCGAGGACGGGCATATTCTTGAAACCATGAATTACGAAAATGCCGTCGTGGGTATATTATGCGCTCACGTTCGCAAGCTCGAAGATGAATTGGCAGACTTGAAATCAAAAGCAAAATTCAATTAGGGGGAAATCATGGCTGACGAAATTACAAAGTGCGACAAAATTCTCAACGAAGATGACTCAATCAAGCAGTACGATTTCTCGTATCGCCTTGAGGAATCGGGGAAGGTCAATACGTTCTGCGTGACCGTTCTTGCATCCGAAATGACCACACCATCCAGTGAAGCTGAAGCCAAAACGAAAGCCAACGTAAAAGCGGCGGCAATCAAAACCGCCTGGCTTGCGCAAGAAGAAACAACGTCGGAGGAAGTTGCCTCGGTTATAGGTGGAGTGACTTTGTAAAAATCGCGACTCTCGGCATGACCGAGGGAAAGACGAAAGGAGAAAAACAAAATGAAGAAATTGACAGGACTCGATGACAAAATCCTCAACTTGGAAGATGTAGAAGTGGACGAATCACAACTTCCGACGTTTCGGTTTTTGATCAAACTCATCCTCAATAAGCAGGTGGCGAAAGACGCCGATGAATCACTCGATGTGAACCAGATCCTTCTCAAGCTCCGGCAAGTGGAGCCGGACATCGAGCTTGAAAATGCGGAGTTCAAAATCATTCGCGAAAAGGTTGGGAAGAATGAGGCCAAATTATTTCAAGGGCCGCACGGACAGGTCTTAGCCTACCTCGACAAATGCGACAAGGCTTCAGAAAAAAAGCCAGACCTTGAGGTAAAATAGTGGCTCCATCTCTTGCATTTTTGCAGGAGATGGCTCGCAAGCGCGGGTCGAATCCGAAGACGAAGATCGAACATATTTCCAAGTCGAACACCGTCACGGACATCTCGCGCTATTTCCTTTCGGGCGCAAACCTCGAACAAGTCAAGGAACGCGCCCCTGATGAGATTCAGGCCGGTCAATTCGACGTCATCCTGTCTAATCATGACGATTATTTCTCAGAGTACAAGACAGGCGGCCTATTCTCGTCGGGCGATTATCATGGAGACCGCATCCGCATTTCTCAGGGGTTCATCCTCCCTGATGGGACGGAAGAATATCTGACGCAAGGGGTCGGGTACATAGATCAACTGTTGACTGATTCATCTGTCTCCCGCGTGACGCTTAGGTGTCGTGATCGAATGTGGCAAATCATGGACAGAAAACTCCATGCGAGGCCAACATCAGAAGTTCCAATAGCGGGAGGAGGAAACGTCGGGAACGGATACGTCACAACGATTCATACCAAGCCATTCGCAACGGTCAACCAGACGTGGACTCTAACTTGCACGCTCGGTGGTGGGGATGGTGTGGCGACGTTCTCTGTTGTTGGAAGCGTGTCTGGATCTATCGGTCCTGCCACAAGCGGAACAGAGTTCATCTCAAATGCGGCGGGACTCAAGTTTACCATCAAGGTCGGGACGCTTAACTGGACGGTCGGAGACAGTTTCACATTTTCAACGAGACAGCATCCTCAATGGACGACGACTAACCTCGGAAAAATAATCTGGTCGATTCTCACGGGGTACAATTACGACGCCAATACGCTTGAGAATTTCTCGGAGTTCGTATTCAACTTCTCGAACACTCAATCGAGCGCAAACCCAGACCTTGATTACGATTCATTCGTGACAGCCATCGCAGACATCACGACTTTATCTGTGTTTAATATCACGGGGTTTGTCCCGTATGATTCCGAAGCGGTGGAAGTTTTACAGACGTTGACCACCTTGGTTCTCGGCTCTCTCTACACGGGACAAGATGGACGGATTAAGTTTAAGGTGTACGTTCCAGACCCAACGGCGGTAGTCAACACGTTCGCAGACGAAGATAAAATAACGAAACTCTCGTACAACCGAACGATTGACGAAGTGATCAATTCGGTTTCCGTTGAATACATCCGCACGGCCAACTGGCCTTTCTCCGATGAGGAATTGGTGTTTGATGGCCTCCACGTAGACAAGGACACGTCTTCCATCTCGACCTACAAAGAACTCGCAGTAGCCTTTACGATTCCGTGGCACACGTCCACGGGGCAACACGTTCAAGACTTTGCAGACAAACTTGTCGCTCGCTATGCGGAACCGCCAGTCAACATCTATTTCGAGACGGGGATGGATGCGCTTGAGACAGAGATCGGGGACATCATCGGATTGACTGATACCAAGTATGGATTCCAAGCGGCGGTCGGAGAAGTGGCGATGGTGAGAAAACAGTTTGATATCCGTCCATCAAAGATCGCGCTCATGGTTCGTCGCGACAATCAGATCGACCAGATATTCGGACTCATCGGATCAGAAGCCAACGAAGGAGACGGCGAGAGTCCGCAGACGGACGATTACGATTCAGCGACCGTGGCCGAAAAAGCCAAGTATGCCTATTTCGGAGACGCGGGTTCGCCGCCGCCGGATTACAGGATTTTCTGATGGCTTACCAAAACCTCGTCGATCAATTTATTTATAAACAACCTCTCTTGCGATCTAAATTCGATCAGCTCGGAGAGAACGACCAATACCTCAAGGACAATGGCTGGCAGGATTCGGTCAAAGTTGTTTTCTTTCAGGCGGCAGTTCCGACCGGATGGACGCAAGATGTTTCGGCTAACGACAAGTTTCTTCGCGTGGTAAACAACACGGGAGGAAACCCCGGAGGTGCCGTCGGTGGATCGCTTGCCGTTTCCTCTGGGTTGACGTTGGTTCACGATCACGGAACTATTACGGGGGTTGGGAATCACAGCCATTCTGGAATATCGTCTCATGCGCACGGAATGACTACGGGAGTGGGGTCGAATTCCATAGGCTCCAACTTCCCAACCGCTATAGGCAATACAGTAAATTCTCAATTTCAAAACACGTTCGGATCAGGTTCGACTCCGCGTTGGTCAAAAAATTTCGTCACGACGGCAAGTGATGTTGATGCAACAAGTTCGGCGGGAAGCCACAGCCACGCTTCAAACAGCGCTCTTTCAAATGTTCAGCCAGCTTATGCTGATGTCATCATCGGAGTGAAATCAACATCTTCCGGTTACACGGATTTTACGGCTTTTTTCAACCACAACGATCGCATCCGCTATGAACCTTTCGGAGCGACGTCCGGCTTATATGGGAACGACGTATTCAATCAAGCGCGTCTCACTCCGACCGGAACGGTGTCGATGTTTTACAACGCGGCCGCTCCGACAGGATGGAGTAAGCTCGCAACGCAAAACGACAAAGCTCTCCGCATCGTTTCAGGAGCCGGAGGTGGAACCGGCGGGAGCCTTGGGACAGGACAGACAATTACGCTTCAACATATACACTCCACTGCCGCTTCCGGATCTCACTCTCACACGCTCGGAAGTCATCGTCATGATGTTGGTCAAGTAACAGCTGGCCCCGCTTCATTCAGCGGCGTGTTTTTTTATATCACCGTTGACGGAAGCGATTACTTCAAACCGACCAACAACGATGGATCGGTTCAGAGCGCCGTCAAAGGCCGCACGAATAAAACAGGCGGCGGTGGCGCGTCTGGCACAGACCCCGATCATACACATACACTCAACTCTTCTTTGACCAATATAGTTTTGGCCTACGTTGACATGATTCAGTGCCAAAAACTCGGAACGGGAGCGCCTTATTCATTCCAAGATTTGACATCAACAATCCAATACAAAGACCTCGTGTCAAAACAACGGCTGAACAAATACGCGCAGAATGATGAGCATATTCGCTATCACACGACACCGGCCGGATCAATCATGGCCTTCTATCAATCGGCGATTCCGCTTTTATGGACGTTGGTGTCGGCTCAGCACGACAAGGTTCTTCGCGTAGTATCGGGCGCGGGCGGGGGAAGCGGCGGGAGCCATTTGATTTCAAATGCCATCACTCTCGCTCACACCCACTCGATCACTTCGTACGTTCACAGCCACACTTATCCGAGCCATTCACACGTCATGGACACTAATTCTCAAGCCGCCGGGACTCCGATCTCGAATCGCTATCTGACCAATCCGAGCGGCAACGAAGTCCATGTCGGGTCGGACACGGGTGTGTTCGGGTCCAGGCTGAAAAATACAACAACGTCTGTCGCCACAACGACGACAACTGATTCGCACAATCACGGAGGCACAAGTTCGAGCGCACTCAGCAACGTGACGTTCGCTTACGCCAACGTAATCTTGTGCCAGAAAAATTAGGAGGCTCCATGCAACCAGAATCAACACGTACTGAGATGACCTGTCCCTTGAATGGGAAACTTTGCAAAGAGGGAATCCGAAGCGATTTCGATAGCTCGACAAAACCGTGCCGGTGGTGGACGCACGTCGCCGGGAAAGATCCGCAATCGGAAAAAGTGATCGACCATTACGATTGTGCGATGGCGTGGGTTCCGGTTGTCGTTTTGGAATCCTCTCAGATGACGCGTCACATGACCGCGACTACTCAAGAGTTCCGCAACGAAACAAACGAGAATATGAAGGGATTTGCCGGAGCGATGGCGAAAGCGGCTCACGCTATTCAAGACTTGGCCGACACACAACGCGAGATGATCGAGGCCGTTCCTCTCCCATCTCTTGAGAACAAGGAGAACAACGGCCATGAGAACTGACTGGGATGACGCGATCGCATTTGTACTTGAGCAAGAGGGCGGGCTGACCGACGACCCGAACGATCCAGGTGGCGTGACCAAATTCGGGATCAGCAAAAAAGCGTACCCGAACCTGGACATCCGCAACCTGACGGTGGCGGAGGCGATGGATATTTATAAGCGCGACTACTGGGCACCTTGCAAGTGCGACGAACTCCCGCGCGAGTTTGCGATCTCGCTTTTCGACTGCGCCGTGAACCAAGGGACGCAGACGGCGATCTGTATCATGCAACGCGCTCTGAAAGTTAAAGATGACGGCATCATCGGGCCAAAGACCCTTGCGGCGGCCCACGCGGCGCAACCACGTGCGATGCGTCTGGCTCTGGCCGAACGGCTCGCGGCATACGCTCGGCTCATGGCGGCCAAGCCGAACCTGCTCGTGTTCGCCATCAACTGGTCGTTCCGGGTGCTGAGTCTCGCCAAGAGGATCGGTGTATGAGCGAAGAAATTAAACAGCCATCCGCCGTCACAGAGAACGTGGTGTTCCAACTGGACTCCGATCGTCGCCGGGAAATTAACGAGGTCAAGGATCGGATGGAGTCGTTCTTAAAAGAACAACTCAAGCTCGAAAACAAAATGGAGCTGATGCTCAATCAACAGGGCCAGCTTAAGGAACGATTTGAATTCGGCGTTTCAAAAACGCTCACAGAAACATCGAAGAAAGTCGACGAACTCATGGTGTCATTCGGCGAAGTGAAAGCAGAGATGCGCAACAAAAAAGAGTCCGACAAAAAAGAAGATGACGCGCTGGAGAAACGCTTGAACGGATTCGATAACCGCCTCGATACCCTGTACAAGGGGAGCATCGGCGTGGTTTTTGTTGGTGCGTTGTTTTGGATTGCGAAGATGCTCTTCACCGCCAACGGAATGATGAAACCCTAACTGGAGAAGCGATCTGACACATGAACAAGCAATCAAAAAAAAGCGCAAACTCCGCATCGAGAAAGCGAGGGTCATCTGCGCATTTGCGGACGTCACACGCTTCGGATCGTATGCGAAAATCGCATCGCGCGACCCGGAGACGTTCGAGAAATTCGTCAAAGACATCTACGCCGTATTTGCCCGTTACCGGTTCGCCTCAGAGCATTTCGTCAAATACCTGGGAGACGGATTCCTCGCGATCACCACGCTGGTACAAGGTCACAACTGCCACACTGCCGTCAAATTTCTCTGCGAGCTTCACGCCCTTGCCGAAGAAGTTAATCAGATCATCTCAGCGATCCCCAGTTTTCCTAAGCCCGACGGTTTTCGTGTACGCATCGCCGCCGGCCAAGTTTTCAAAATCAAAACGCTCGACGGTGAAACAGATTTTGTCGGATACGCGATGAACCTCGCGGCCCGGCTCCTGCGCGTCTGCCCGGACGTTCCGCTCATCTGCCATGAGAGCGTAAAGGACATCATCGGTCAAAAAGATCACGTCGAATTTAAGAAAGTGAACCCGCACCGCACCGCGCTCGATGGCGTCGAGCAAGAGGACTTGCACGCGCTGTGGTCGTATAACTGCTGTGAAGAAAGGAGGAAACAGAATGGGCATCGGTGACAGATCGGCCTTCCCGGAACACCTCAACACCAAAGAGGAAGTCGAGGCGGCGTTTCCAGACGACAGTCAGTACAAAGGATTTTTCGGCAACCTCTGGAAGCGGTGGAACAAAGCCACAAAACACTGGGACGCCTTCGGCCCGCGCTCGCCAAAAGGAATTGCGTTCTCGATGTGGCCGCCGTTCATCCTCATGCGCAAATGGCGCGAAACGCCGATCGTCCTCATCGCGCGCAAGGGCGTCGGATCGTGGCGATACGAGGCCGACGGGAAACCGGACGTGGCCAGTGGTATGGAGCCGGACGAATTCATAAAAGCCAATCCTGGTTATTACCTCTCCCGGATTCAATACTGGAGTGCATGGCACTGGGCCATCCAGTGGCCGCTGTTTTTCTCGTTTCACAAATACAACACCGGGGCTCAACCGATCCCGGACGGAACAAAAGAAGATCGTGACGGCCAACTCTGGATGGGATACATCGGAGCCAAGAGAGACGCCGATCGCATCTTCTGGTGGATCGCCCTGATATTAGGGCGCAATTTCAAATAGGAGGATTCAAACATGGGACTTATTGAAAAACTCAAACTGCTCGTAAAAGTACGCAAGCCGGTCGGCGAGGTCATCGAAGCCGCCCAGCAAGCCAAGAAAACAAAGAAGTGGTTCTCGTTTGCGGTCACACTCATCGGCACGCTCGGCACAACCGCCGGCGCGCTTGCGGGCGTGATACCGCCTCAAACTCAACTCATCGTCACCTCGGTCATGCAAGCTCTCTACAACGTCCTGCGCGGACTCGATAAAGCGGAAGGCCCGGAGATCAAGGGAACACTTCGCACCACGGAATTCTGGATGTCCGGTTTAACGGAAGCGCAGAAAATGTTGGTGGCCCTCAACACCGGTGGCATCGACCCCGTGTGGATGCCGACCATGACCGCGCTCGTTGGAGCGGCCCTGAGCTTCGGACAGAATCTCGGCGCGCGCAACGTAACCAAAGAGGAACCGAAGTAAGAACGTGCTAAAATGGATGAATGCGCCTCAAGCCAACTGAAAAAGAAATCCAGAAAGCGATCCTGGATTACCTTAAGTTTCGCGGACTTTTCGCGTGGCGGAATAACACGGGCGGGTTCATCGACAAGCGGGATCACTACTACACCTTCGGCAAAAAAGGGTCGGGAGACATTCTCGGCCTCACGAAGGATGGAAGATTCTTCTCGATCGAAGTGAAGGTACCGGGCAAGAACCCGACGCCGGAACAAACAGAGTTCATCAACAACGTCATCGTGAACAACGGGATCGCGTTCGTCGCTCGAAGCATTGACGACGTGCAAAAATTCTTGTAGGTTCACGGGAACGATTTGGCGGGTGTGCCGCGTCTCCTCCAGGTTTCGCGCCACCCAACTTTTAATCAGACCCCTCGGTTCTCGTCGGAGAGCCGGGGGGTTTTTGTTTTCCGGTTCCCATCTCGCAAAGATTGTCGTAAGTTTGGGCCCTACACAACCTGGAGGTGAAAATGGTTCGCATCAAAAACTGGAGTCGGTTCCAACACTTTAAAGATCGTCGCCCCCCGTGGATTAAACTGTACCGCGACCTACTCGACGACGTCGAATGGTTCAAGCTTCGTGGAGACGCAAAGGGATTGCTCATCAACCTTTGGCTCATCGCCAGCGAAAACAACGGAGACGTCCCGGACATCGAAACACTTTCCTTCCGCCTACGCCTCCCCGCTAAAGAAATCGCCACCCAAATCATCACGCTGTCTCACTGGCTGGAACAACTTGATATCAGAGCGATATCATCACGACATCAACTTGATACTCCAGAGAAGAGAAGAGAAGAGAGAGAGACAGAGAAAGAGGGAGAGACAGAGGCAGAGACAGAGGCAGAGCGCGCGTGTACGCGTAATATAGGCACGATCAGCCCAACCGATTTCAAACCCCCCAGCATCGTACCCCAGCGCGCCGCGCCGCTCACTCGCCAAGCCCCGCCGCAAGAGTTTGGAATCCACGTAGACTTCGTCCGCCAATTTGGTGCAGTGTATGCCAGCCGCACCGGCGAACCATTCAACGCCACCCCAGCAATCCTGCGGATCGCCAAGCGGATGATCGACTCGCACGGGCTGGCCGTGACCGTGAGGAAAGCGCAAATGCTCGGCGAGGCGTGCGAGAACCGGGACAAGTGGTTCACGAAAGAGGAAGGCTGGGCCGAATTTACCATCGAGACGCTCGACGCGAAATGGAACCGGTTAATTTTCAAAGAGAAAATCGACCCGAAGGCCAAAGCGGACGACGATTTGCTGAAGGAATTAAAAAAACTGGAGGAAGAACGTGAACGAACTAACAACGCCGCTCGACGATAACGACAAGATACGCATCGGCAACGAACTCGAAAAACTGTTCGTGCTTCAAGACCGACCCATGTCAAAAGAAAAAAAAGTGATCCTGCTCGACGAACTCGGACAGACCGGATACCCGGCGCAGGCCATCCTCGCTGGGATCAAGTCTCTACAGGCGGAGGATTTGAAGTCGATCAAATTCGCCAACCTCCTCGACGCCATCAAAGACAAGATGACCTACGAGGAAGAAGTGAAAACGCAATGCGAGAAGTGCGACGGACGCGGGATCGTCACAATGCGCAACAAAGACAAATACCAGTTCGCGCTCGCGTGCGTGTGCGTGAACGGAAACGCTTTCGCCGGGCGCGGCAACGCGCGCTGGAACGGAGAGCGGTACCAGGAATCAAAGCGGCACGGGCTTCTCGAACTCGATTTCGCCGATTTAATACTGGGCAAAGAGCCGGCAACTTACTAAGATCATGCGCTGTAAAAATAAAACCTGGAGGTTCTCATGAGCAACGAATTACAGGACGCGCCCGCCTTCTCGCCCGCCACACAACCGATTGCCGTCAACGATCCCGTCATCACCGAAGTCTTTGGAATCACCCCTGGCGTTTTAGAAACGATGATGGTGCAGGCCCGCCGCTTCCCGCGCGACCTAGAAAAAGTCCGTGACGTCGCCCTCTTTGAACTCGGCATCGTCCCCGACCTCGCGGCCCGGAGCTACTACTCGATCCCGTACAATCAGGGCAAGAAAAACGAAACTCGCGTCGAAGGCCCAGGCATCAAAGCGGCGATGACCCTCTGCCGCAACTGGCAATGGGCGTTGAACGGCGAGTGCCAAGCCGGCGAGGACAAGAGCGCGGTCTACATCAACGGAATGTTTTTTGACGTGCAGATGGGAACCTACACGATGCGCACCTGGCGCGTGCCGAAGTTTTATAAACCGAGTGGCGGCCAAGGCGTCATCCCAAAGAACAGCGATCTTCTTCAAACCCACATCCAAGCCGGAAAATCAAAAGCCGTTCGCAACGCCATCCTCGCCTCGCTCCCCGACTGGCTCGTCCACGTTTACTACAACCGCGCCAAGGAACTCGTGATCAACCCGCCGAAGAACACACTCGCCGCCACACAGTCGATCCAGCAACGCATCCTCATCGGCCAGCAAGCGATCATGAAAAAGTTTGGCGTGACGCCGGAGGAAATGAAAACCTACATCGCCGAGAACGCCGAAGCGTTCGAGGACGACGGACAACTACTCGTCCATCTGCAAGGCATTTTCAACTCGCTCTCGGAGGGCCACGTCCGCATCGAAGAAATGTTCAACCGCGCCGGCGCAGAGAAAACCGGCCCGGCCATGCCCGAAGAAAAGAAATGACAACCGGCCTAGTCGTTGACCGCGAGAAGCACGAATACCACGTCGACGGAAGGAAGGTTCTCTCGATAACCGACTGCATGAAGTCAGCCGGCGTGATCGAAAACGTCCACGGGTCGGATTACGATCTGTGGGTGGGAACCGCCACACACCGAGCGATTGAGCTTCACATAAACGGCACGCTCAACTACAACACACTCGACCCCGCCCTCGTCCCGCGCGTGCTGGCCTGGGATGAATTCGTGAAACACACCGGATTCATTCCCCGCGAAACAGAGAAGGCGATCTACAACTTCAACATGCGCGTCGCCGGCATGCTGGACGTTCTTGGTGAATTCCCGGACGGAGCCGAGGGGATTGTTGAACTAAAAAGCGGTAATGTGTCGAAGTGGACCGGCGTGCAAACGGCGGGGCAGGACATGCTCATGGGCGGTAAGCAACGCCGCCGGTTCGGACTCAAGGTGCCAGCCGTCGGAAAACCGAACGTGGCCCCTTTTACAGACGTGGATGATTATCTTGTTTTCCGTGCGGCAGTCACCATCGCCAACTGGAAAAATAAATAAACCTGGAGGAAACATGGAGACGATGCAACTGCAGATCAACACAACACAATACGACGACGACTTAAGAGTCCACAATAACATGGCCGCGCAGGCCCTCGAAATATCCAAAGGGATATTCACGGAGAGCCAATACAAAATGGCCTGCGACACGCTGATCCAGGTCGACGAAATGCTGAAAGCCTGGGAATCAAAAATCGCCCCCTCCATCAAAACCGCTCACCAACTCCACAAACAACTCAACGACCTCAAGAACGATCTCGGCGCGCCACTGAAAAAAGCCCGCGTGGAAATCCTGCAACCGGCGATCCTGAAATGGGAACGCGCCCAGGAAGAAAAGCGACGCATCGAGCAAGAGCGCGCCAACCGCGAACTGCGTCAGCAAGAGGAAGCCCGCCGGCTCGAACTCGCCGCCGAGATGGAGAAGTCCGGCAAGGCCGAGGAAGCCAACGCCCTCATCGAAGAACCGATCGTGGCGCACGAAGTCGTCCTCCCCAAAACAACGAAGCACGACGGTATCCAATACCGCACGATTTACTCCGCCGAAGTGGTGGACATAAAACTGCTCTGCAAAGCCGTAGCGGAAGGACTGGCTCCGGCTGAATACATAAGCGCAAACATCTCCGTGCTGAACTCGCTCGCACGGAGCTTAAAAGAATCCGTCTCGCCTCAATGGGAGAAATTCGGTCTGCGCGTGAAGTCCGAAAAAACGCTCGCCGTAGGAGGCAGATAAAAATGGCAAAAGAAAAAGGCCCAGCAAAAGTATTCGCATGGAAGGACATCGACACGATCTACAAAGCGGAGTCGGAACGCGGCGACGGCGGGACAATCCTGCGCGTCGGCTGTTGGACAGTGGACGGAAAAGCAACGCGCGCCGTCGTGGAGAAACGCGACTACTGGAACGAGGAAGGCGGCGGGATGAAAGTCGGGAAAGCCAAGGGGTTAAACGGAAGCGATCTCCTGAAAGTCCTCGAACGCAAGAACATCATCTTCCCCGCGCTCGGCGTCCCGGCCAAGGAAGTCGAACTCGCCTGGGGCTACGACGACACGCCAAAGACGTTCGGTGAACACCAAGAAAAACTCAACGACGTCCCCGCCGGCGTGGCTCCCGGAGAACCGTTCTAATGGCCAAGGCCGACTTCCTCGACGTTCACTGCTCCCACAACGCCATCGAGCCGGTGGGCAACCTCAAGCCCCACCCGCGTAACCCGAACCGACACTCGGATGAGCAAGTGGAACTGCTCGCCCGGATCATCAAAGCCCAGGGATGGCGCAAGCCGATCACGGTGTCTAAGCGATCAGGATTCATTACATCCGGCCACGCGCGCCTGATGGCCGCTAAGAAAATGCTGGTGACGCACGTGCCGGTCGATTACCAGGAATACGTAAACGAGGAAGTCGAGCTGGCCGACCTGCTGGCCGACAACCGGATCGCCGAACTCGCTGACATCGATGGCGACGCCGTGGGATCGATGATGCAAGAACTCATGAAAAGCTCGCTCGATCTTGACCTAACCGGTTACGACGCGACCGCGCGCGCGCTCATGAACGAAGTGGAAGGAACCAGCGAGAAGGCCCTGGACGACGCCGTGAAGCCGGAGATCGCGGCGGGCAAAGAATTTGGCACCGGGGAAATGTGGGCGTTGGGAAACCATCGGCTCATCTGCGGTGACGCCAAGAACCCGGACATATGGGCCGCGCTTATGGACGGTGCGCAAGCCAACCTCATCTTCACCGACCCGCCGTATGGGATCAGCTACGAATCGACCACGGACAAATTCGCCAAAATCCAGAACGACGAAAAGACCGGCGACCGGCTGATCGTCGATCTCTTAAAACCCGTGTTCCAGCAGGCCATGCTCCACGCCTCGGACGACGCCGCCTGGTACGTCTGGCACGCCACCACGACCCGCGACGAATTCTCCTACGCCCTTAAGGCCGCCGGAATTATGGAACGCCAATACATCATCTGGGCTAAGCCGAGCTTCGTGCTGGGCTGGAGCGATTACCGCTGGGCGCATGAGCCGTGTTTCTACGCCGCCAAGGAAGGACAGAAGCCCCGCTACTTCGGCCAGCGGAACGAATCAACCGTCTGGCGACTCGGCTACAAAACCAAAACCGGCCAGAGCATGACGCTCGGACACGGTATAAACGTCCAGGATGGCCAAGGCTCGACGATTTTCATCGGCCCAGGCCCTACCCCTAAAAAGGTGCGAAACGTTCGCCTGGCTCAAGGGGAGGCGTTAATTTTGGCCTCCAGCAAAGGGGAGGACGACCTCTGGGAGGTATCCCGCGAGTCGGACTACGAACACCCCACCCAAAAACCGGTGGAGCTGGCGCGCCGCGCGCTCCAAAACTCAAGCCTGCCCGGCGAGATCGTGATCGACCCGTTTCTAGGAAGCGGCACCACGCTCCTCGGAGCCGAATCCACGGGCCGCAAATGCTACGGCATCGAACTCGACCGCGCGTATTGCGATGTTATCCTTCAGAGGTTCGAGAAGCTCACGGGAGTTAAGCCGCAGAAATTATGAGGCCAGGACAACAGGGAGGAAATCGGAAACCACAGACATTTAGAAATTGTGAAAAATGTGGAAATCGATTCGGCCCGTTGGATCATCTCGGTCGAAGATTTTGTTCAAAGAAATGTTGGTACTTAACAAAGGCTACGGGGCGCGTAAGATTTCACGTCCACACGGCTAAGGCCGGGACGGCGTCCAGCCTGCTTCGCTACCACATCGCCAAGGGCCATATCCACCGCCCAACCGAATGCGAGGAATGCCGCCGAACTGGAATTCCCATCGAGGGCGCGCATTACGATTACAGCCAACCGCTAAAAGTCCGCTGGCTATGCCAGCCCTGCCATCGCCGATGGGACAAGCAGAATCCAAAGGGCGGAACCCGCCTCGAAATTCGACCCACTAAAGAACGAACGTAGCGCGTTGTTTGACGCGGTATATCGCTCCGTTTATGTGACAAAGTGAAGAAATCGGTCGCCTGACCGGAAATAGGACTGGACAAAAGACCGGACACCGTTATACTGATGGGGAAGGAAAACAAAGACCCAAAAGGAGAACGGCCATGAACGAGCGCGAATATCAACGGATCAAAAACGACGTCGAAGAAGAAGCCTACCTTGAATGGCAGATGAAACAGCCCGGCTACTGGGCGCACGAAATCCAGGTCGCGGCTTTAAGCGCGATCGTCCTGCTTATCCTTTACGGCCTCGGCTACGGCCTCTACAAAGCCATCCAGGCGGTGCTGTAATGAACCGCCGCGCGATGATTTTTAAGATCGCCAAATATATCGAGACGGCCCCGGAGGCGGTGCGCCAAACGCTGATCGAAGAACTCCTTGGATACGTCGATAACCGGAACCTGGAATTTGTCCTCGACAATTTGGATGACGCCAATGAGGCGGCGGGCGGACACACGGAACCGGAAGAAACCTGCGAGGGATGCCATGACCGGTAATATGGGTGGACAGAACGCCGGAAGCCGGGTAGAATCAGAGGGAAATGGAGGGGACATGAAAATACTCGACCCGCTGACAAAAGAACTTTATCAGCACAAGGAAAAGACCGGGATCACGAATGACGACCTGGCGCGCGCGATCGGCGTCCGAACCAAAACACTACAACGCGCGTTTAATGGTCACACTAAAGCCATGCACCCTCTGACCCGCGCGTCGATCGAAAAGTATCTGGCCGACGCCAAGAAACGGAAGAACGGTCATGGCAAATAACGGAGGCATCCCAATGCGCAACCTACTCGAACGAACATTTTTCTGCAACGACTGCGGCATCGAAGTCCAGGAAGGACACGGCGCGGGCCACAACGTCCGCGTAATCCCGATCGCCCAAATCCCCTGGAACGCCCGGCGCGAATGGCTGGACGAACACAACGACATGACGGAGCAAGCGCACTTTTTCGACGAAATGGATTGATTAAGGCCGTAAAAACCTGGAGGAACCATGAGCCGATTCGGAACGTACCTGCGAAGCCAACAACTGGCGAAGTCGTATTTAATATCCGCCGGCGAAAACCTAAAAGAATCCGACCATAAGGGCGCGATCGATATGCTGATCCGGGCCGTCCGAGAATTTCAAACGGCCACCAACTGCATCGCATCCATCCAATTCCAGCCGCGCAAAAAAGTCTACGCGCGCAAGGCGGCACGGCCATGAGCCTCGACGGCTCCCCGCCATCAAGCTGGTACGACCCGCCGGAACCCCGGCACAGCGATCGAACCATCATCCCCCCCGAATGCAACTGCACAGAATGTCATACCTGGCACTGCCAGGAAGGCACGGTTGCCGAGAACGCCAAGACCCCCGACTTTCAATGTTGCGCCGACCAAATGGAAGAATGGTTTGAAAGCGGACGCCGGTGCCGCAAGCACCCCGACGCCTACGCTGAACCAGCCTGCCCTGAAAACAGTTACACGCCGTACTGTGAAGCATGCGAAGCCGAAATAAAAACTCAACAAAACGGAGGAACCTAACCATGTTCGACAAAGAGATTGTCTGCCTGCAATGCCAGTACAAAGGGAAACCAAAGACCATCACGCCGGGGAGCATGATCCTGGAACTGGGAGCCTGGCTCATCATGATCCTGCCCGGTCTCATCTACTCCTTATGGCGCAAGCTTGCCCAGTATAAGGGATGCCCCATCTGCCAATCGAAGCAGGTCGTCCCGCTGGACTCGCCTGTCGGGCGCAAGATGTTCCCTCCCCAGGAACCCGTTCCCGGATACGAAATCTAGGCCCCGGAAAGATTTAAGGATGGGGCGACGGCAAGGGCATTCCATCGCCACCGAAAATATGATACCATCATGGCATGGTGCTAATAAGGAACGCAATCAAATGGCTGGCCGCGATGTTCACCCGGAGAGAGCGGAAAATCCCGTGGCAGGACTAAAGCGCGAGCGCGGCGCGCACGTCCGCTTCTCCGTCGAGGAACACGAATACGTGGCCCGGAAAGCGCATGAGGCCGGGCAATCACTCAACGTCTTTATGCGCACCCGAATTCTCAAGAACGGATGGCGCGACGAACTGTGCGACCTGAAAATGAACCAACCCGCCCGACTTAACCAACTCGATCCGAGGCTCAAATGATCCGCTGGCTCCTCAGCAAACTCCCCGAATGCTGGCACAAGGGACACGACATCGACGCGGTGGACGGACAGGAACGCAAGCTCGCCTACCAAAAAGGCGACGCGCGGCAAGTGGTGGATTACTACAGCGGCGTCTATTACTTCTGCAAACGGAGACGATGCAAATGGACACGGTACACAGGAAGCACCCAGCCCTATCGACGAGACGTGGCCCCCGGAGACACCCATGACCATCGACGCAAACATCATTGAGGGCTTCAAGATCGGATTCGCCGTTGGCGTGTGTTGCGGAGTTATCGGGACATTCATCCTTTCGCTCGTTACGTTCTACGGACTGCGGAGAAAATTCCGTGATCAAATTCGGCGAGCTGATTGACGAGACTCTTTTTGGGCCGCGCGAGCGGTCGAAGAACCCGTGCGTGGATTTGTACGGGAAGGGGCCGGACGACACGCGATGTAAAACGTGCTGCCACTTCATTGTCCATCAGCACGGCAATCGTTATTTCAAATGTGCGCTGAGGAAAATCAGTCACGGGCCTGCGACGGATCACAGAGCGAATTGGCCGACGTGCGGGAAGTATGAGAAAAAGAGTCCCGACAATTTGTGAAGCGTGTTGCGGGAAGATCATTCCCGTGTGGGGCGGTGGAGGCGCGGCCCTTAAATGCGTTTCATGCGAGTGGACTATGAGCGCAGAAGAATACGCAAAGTTGATTCACATTGAAGAAAAAAACGAGGAAGAACAAAGCTAATGCAGTTTCAATTCGGTGGTCAATGCCAGATGTTGAACCCGCAGTATACGATCATCGCCGTGGCTCCGCGAGACGGACAGCCGGGCAGGATTGGATTCTCGGTGGTGGTTCCATGCGCTCCGCCGCTCACGGTGGTAATGTTGTTCGACCGCAACCAAGCGGAAGAACTTTTGAAGCACATGAGAGAGGCCAACGACACGTCGAAAGGATTGCCGATCAAATGAGAGGCGAACGCGGCCACATCTTCCTGGCGTTCTTGATGACAGTGGTGTTGAGCCTTCTCGTTTACGTTGTACTGGACGGCCTCATCCTCGAACCGCAAGCACGGCGCAATTATGCGGCTTCTCACAATTTGAGCGAAGGAGACGTCCGCGCTTTCTGCCGCTTGTACGACATCAAAGCGAATGACCTCCGCGAAAGTGAGGCGTTGAAAAAACAGCTCGACCGATTCTTGGCCGGAGAGAAAATGGACGCACCCGTTAAGAAAAAGCGGCCGGTAGTGGTTCCGGTGATCGTTCGATGAGGACGGAGACCGTCTGCGTCCAATACCAACTCAAAGGGAAACACAAGGAGCAAGACGCCAGCATCAACTTTGTGGATGGTCGGTTCACCAAATGCGACTACCACGTCACCAACATCTCGTACCAAGAAGAAGATTGGGAGTGGCTCGGATTTTTGGCCGCAAAGATAAAAGAATTTTCCGAAGCAGAGGCGAAAAGGTTTGCAGAGATCAGAAAATTGGAGGTGTGAGCCATGAAAAAGCAACTGATGTGGTTCGTTATTGGTGTGATTGCGGGAACGATTGGAGTTACTACCTTGAGCGCGATCGAAATGGGAAGGTATTGGTCTGGGAAAGAAATAGGCCGAGTGATTTATCTGCTCGAAAAGATCGAAGTCAATACGCGGAGGAAATAGGCCATGATCGCAGACGATCCAATTTCAAGTGTGGAAAAACTCATCAGCGTTTGTCAAGACACGGAAGCGCAACTCAAAGAGGCCATCGCCATTATCAAAAGTCGCGACCGTGTAGTTGAGGCCGCGCTTGAAGGGCTGGACAAAATTGCCAAAGGGTTTCCTCATTGTCAACACGAATATGAACGGACGTTCTGTCCTTTCCACATAGTCCAAAATACGATCCTAAAAATGAAAGCGATCCACGACGAGAAGCTGTGAGTAAGTCAACGTGCCTCCTCGACTCCATCAGGGTTGAGCGGTGCGCTGTCTGTTACTGCAAAGTGGAGGCAATGGAGGTTCATTTGCGGCTCCATTTCACCGACGTCAGGAAAATGGGAGACATCTACTGGATCGGGAAGACGGAAGCGATACGCGAAGGAAAGTTTTACAGAAAACAAAAAAATGGAGGATTCAGAAATGACTGAACTGGGAAGCGGACAGTGGTTCGCAAAGACACAGGCGTCATCATCAGCGAGCGGGAATTGACCGCGGAAGAACGCCAGATGGAGCTTGGAGTTTAAGTCGTTGCGCTATCTGATCGACCACCTCAGAGAACAGAATCACCAAGGCCGACTCGGTGAAGTCATCAAGAACGCGGTAACGATTGACATTCAGAACGTGGTGGATTACTACTCGTCCTCTCCGCAATCGGTCTGGGAAGTAAACCGCGATCTCCCGTGTGCGATGCCTCCGTTCGATTCGTTTGCGATGGAGTACATCATCCCCGACCAAGTGAATGAGAATGGGGTGTGGAGGGACGCGGTGGAATCGGAGCGCGGGAAACGCCTCTGCAATATCGTGACGACATGGGCCGAGACAGAGACGACGAAGTCGGTCATGGTTTTTACCTATACCGACATCGAAGGATTCAAGGGGCCGGGGATCGCGCCATTTACCGTCCTCTACGAAGTGGACAAGAAAACGGGCGAGATGATTCCGCTCGGATCGAACACGGAGGGAGAGCAGAACTGGTACAAGATATTTGCCAACGACGATTTTTTAAGAGAATACGCGAAGTGGGATTTGAAAACAAAGCAGGACTGCCTGAATTTCACGAAGCCGCTCCTGCTCGCGATCTCGTTCATGAACTGCCGGAACGTCGAAAAGGTCGTCAAGCGGGCATCGCTTTTCCCAAAGAGCCGGCGGAGAGAAGGCCGCCCGCCACTGGTTAAGGTGTACACCCTTGAGATCGGCCCCATCAAGAAAATCATCGGTGAACATTCGGGAAGCTCCGAACTGTTAACGCCGCGCGCCCTTCATATTTGCCGGGGACACTTCAAGGATTTTTCGCACGGGCAAGGATTGTTCGGAAAATACAAGGGCCGATACTGGTGGCCGATGACAACGCGCGGGAGCAAGGAAGCCGGCGAGGTCATCAAAGATTACGCGGTGAAAATTTAACCTCCTGCCCGGACGCGGGTCGCTCATGCTAGCTCAAAGCCGGGACAAGGAAACCGACCGGCGTAGTGGAGGTGGAGGCAGAGCGCGAGGAAGGGATTGCCGTCCCGTAGCTGGCAAGGTGAGCGTCAAGACGCTTGGAAGGAATGGAGAAAACTTGTTGGCGAGTCCTCGTGGTTGCAGGTGCAAGCCCTGCGCATGAGACAGGGGGCGATTTAAAAAGGGAGACACAATGAACACAGAGACATTCGACAAAATCATAAACGAGCGATGCAGGCTGATCAAATCCATCCTGTCATCGAAAGCAAAAGAGTACGCGCGCGGCGACCGCCTGCACAACTTCAAGCGCGCCGGATCGTTCATGAACAAGACGCCGGAGGCGGTCTGCTTCGGATTCGCCATGAAACACTTCACATCCATCGCCGACATGGTGGACGACATAGAGCAAGGCAAGACGCCGCATGAGGAACTCGCGCAAGAAAAGCTGGGCGATGCGATCAACTACCTGATCCTGCTCGAAGCAATTTTGACGGATCGATACCACCGGCCATGACCATCCACCACATGCGACTCGACATTCGCGGCGCACTTTTGAACTGGGACGACCGCATGTTCCGTGGAATGTTTAAGAAGGACGACGGAACCGTTATGACCGCGCGCGAGGCCAAGCTCCAACTCATGGAGGAACTGCAGGCGGGCCGGAATTACGTTCCGTATGGAGACTGCGAAGGGTTCGATCCGGTGGAAAAAGGATGTCCTGGACACGCGCAAAAAATTGATGCCGCCGAGGGTGTGGTACTACACCGGTAGACGGCGGGGCCTCGGACGCTGAGCCTCAATCAAAAAATCAGCGTCCACAATTTATGGTGATGTTCAAAATCGTTTCAATATGCGAAGGCGGCGGGTATCGATATTGCCGAACGGAGCCGATGCACCCGAAGGCGAACGCGAAGGGCCTTTATCCGCTTCACCGGGTCTTGATTGAAAATAAGATTGGACGCCTACTTGCGAAGGGCGAAATCGTCCATCATATGGATGGGGATAAGGGAAACGATTCGATCGAAAATTTAGAACACATGGACATCCGAAGGCACTCCGCTCATCACCAGAAATATAGGCAAGTCGCCGACATCGAATGCGCATGCCACGTTTGCTCAGCTAAATTTAAGATCAAACGGTGCGATTATCTCGTAAGAATTCGACGGTCAAAACGATTATGTTGTTCTCATCGATGTGCAGGACTTCTGAGGAAATAGATTTCTCGAGCCTCCGCGCAGGCGCATGGTATGGCCTGCGATCGATGCTGGCGAAGTCGTGAGGGTACGATCCAGCCCCTGAGTGTATAGGCGTAAATGCGGCAAGAGAAAGCCTGGAGCCAATAGGGATGAATGCGCCGGACGAAGGACTCGGAACTAAACCAGCCGAGGGAATGGCCGGGCAAGGTGAATCCAAAACACGGAACGGCTTGACAGCCCGGAGAGACGGGCACTTTAAAAACCTGGAGGAAATGTGTGAGCAAAAAACAACTGGCCGTAAAATCGATCCGCATGCGGGCGTGGTGTGTATGCGGAAACGAAAACGTGATTGTTGAAAAACAAATTCCGCGATCGTATGCGACCGAGTACTTTCAGTATCGAACTGAGGATGAAAAGGAAATCGACACCGGCAACTCAATGGGCTTCGGGCGACCACTGACCCGACAATCGATCCGAGCGATTCTGAGCAAGCATCTGAAGGCGGCGGAATCTGAGCTAATTAAAACGGCTAGGGCGCACGGAACAGCGAAGTGCCATAACGACTGATGCGCTACGCGCACCAACGATTCGAGTCGATGATCGACCAGGCGGGCAAATGCTGGTTGTGGAAGGGGTGCAAAAAAGACGGCTACGGTTACATGATGACCGGGAGCCGATCGGACGGGACGCGCCGGAAGATCGCGGCGCACGTTTTCTCGTACCGGTATTATAACGGCCCCATCCCGCCGGGCATGGTGGTCTACCGGAAATGCACCACAACCGGTTGTGTGAACCCGGAGCATCTGCGGGTCGGCACGCGCGGCGACATGGTGCGCATGGCCCTTAAGCACGGCACCTGGAAACAGGGCAACGCTTTATCTTTTCCAAACACAGCGGGCGAGAACAACGGGCGGTCGAAGCTGACGAACGATCAGCGGCGCGCGATCCTGCTGGACAAGGGCCGCCTTAAGGTGATCGTGCTGGCCCGGCGCAACAACGTCACGGAGCAAACGATCTACAGGTTATTTAAGGGATTGCCAAAAACGGAGGCGATATGAAGATTAACGAATTTGTTGAGAAGGCTCACCGGATGGCCGTGAAAAAGGGCTGGCACGAAAATGAGAGAAGCCCATTGGAAATCCACGCGCTGATTCATTCGGAAATATCTGAGGCCACGGAGCAGGTGAGGGAAGGCGCGAGCGCGTTTTATGAAAACCCAACTGACCGAAGGAAGCCGGAGGGGGAAGCCGTCGAACTCGCGGACGCCGTTATTCGGATCGCCGACTACTTTGGAAAGAAGCGTTGGGATTTGGAAAAGGTCATTAGGAAGAAAATGGCGTACAACTCCACGCGACCACACAGGCATGGTGGGAAAGCGTATTGATGGCATTTGTTGAATGCTCGGCATCGTTCTGCACGGCCACGTTTTGGGAGTCGAAATACAAAGCCCTCCGGGGAGCCTTTGTTGCGTGGAGAGGGATTGAGAGACAACGACGGAAATACCACCAAAAGAATCTGCAACGCCTCACGGTTTGGGTTCATGAGGTGCATCAGGGAAAAGCCGAGTCGATCTGGAAAATTAAGAACCTGCTATTTGAGATGCGCGCCGAAGCCGACGACTGAACCAGCCTACACAAAAGTCACAGCCCCATAGTTAATCACGCCTGCTAAAATGCTCGACCATGAAACGCTACGTGGTCGAACTGACCATTCACGAATACTATACGGTCGACATCCTGGCCGACAACGCCGAGGTCGCGCAAGCCAAGGTCAAAGACGGATTCGGGCGTTGGATGTTTCACCCGTCAAGGATTTTATCAACAAAAATTCTGCGTGAATTCTCGACGGAGGACGAACCACACCGCAACGGCCACAAGTAAAGCGATTTAAAAATCGGGTGTATAATATTCAATCGACCGATATGGTTTAAGCGGTCAACCACGAACTGCGCGCGGGGTTACGAATGTTGCAAGACAAGAGCGGGACTGGAGGCTCGCAACATCTACCGAACACAAAAAGCAAGGCGAACAAAGAACATTTGAAGCAACCGTTCTTGGATCAGTACGCCAAAAAGATTTCTATTTCCCAGGCCGCCCAGTCCGTTGGCATCACCCGCATGACCGTCTTGCGCTGGCGCGAATCCGATCCGAAGTTCGCCGAGAAGTTTAACGAGATCGACTCAACCATCGTCGACAACCTGCAACAGCGCGCCATCGTCCGCGCCTTAACCGACTCAGACGCAAGCTCAGCAACCCTCCTGATCTTCCTCCTGAAAGCCAAGATGCCAGACGTATACCGAGAGAAGATCGTCCACGAAGTCAACATGCGTTTCATGAACACGCTCATCACCGACGTGACCCTCATCCTGCGCAAGCACATGCCCGTTGAACTCTCCAACACCATCGCCAAGGAACTCGAAGCACTATCCAACCGGCTCATCGGTAACAACGGATGATCGAAACATTCCCGGCGTCAAAATACTCCACCGCCATCGACCTCACGGAACCTCGCGTAGACGGACTCAAACGACTTTCAAAATCACTCATCTCGCCCCTGTACTCCTTCCCCGAATTTATTCGCAAAGCGTGGCCCATCCTCGAACCGGCCAACCCACTAATGGAGTCGTGGTATGTCGGTTACCTTTGCGAGCATTTGGAACTCGTCACGCGCGGAGAGATCAAAAAACTTTTGATCAACATGCCCCCGCGCTACGGGAAGTCGAACATCGTGACCATCCTCTGGCCCGTCTGGTCATGGACACAAAAGCCCAGCATGCGCTGGATATTCTGCTCGTACTCATCCGGCCTCTCCGTCAAGCATTCGCTCGCACGCCGGCGCGTCATCGAGTCGCAATGGTTCCAAGATAACTGGGGCGGCCTCGTCACGATCCAGGACGACCAAAACCAAAAGCACGAATACGAAAACACAGCGCGCGGCCACATGATCGCCACCTCCGTCGGCGGAACGCTGACAGGAAAAGGCGGAGACGTTATCGTCGAGGACGACATGCTGAAACCCGACGAAGCCGAATCAGAAGCAATGCGCTATCACATGCAAACCATGCACGCGAGCGTCCTCTCCTCGCGGCTCGACAACCCAAAGACTGGCATCCGCGTCGTCGTCGAGCAACGCACTCACGCCCAGGATTTAACGGGCCACATCCTCAAAAACGAATCCGGCTGGCACCACGTCGTTCTGCCGCTGGTCGCTGAAGGCAAGACCGTCATCGAATTTCCGATCTCGAAGAAAAGAATCGTGCGGAACGATGGCGACCTCCTCAACGAAGGACGGCACGGCCAGGTTGAAGTGGATGAACTGAAAAAAGCAATGGGTACCCGCACATTCGCGGCCCAAGGCCAGCAGAACCCGTCCTCAGAAATCGGCAACATTCTCAAACGCTCGTGGTGGAAATTCTACTCCGTCCTTCCGTCTGGCTTCGATGTGATGATCACTTCGTGGGACATGAGCTTCAAGGAAACCAAAGAGGGATCGTTCGTCGTCGGACAACTTTGGGGTAAGCGCGGAGCGGACTATTACTTGATCCGGCAGATGCGCGAGCGGTGTGATTTCTCAGAAGCGTTGCAGATGGTCGTCATCATGGCCGCTCAGAATCAGGGAGCCACGGGCCACCTCATCGAAGACAAAGCCAACGGGCCAGCGATCATATCGGTCTTGCAGAAAAAAATCTCCGGCCTCATTCCGATCCAACCGCAGGGATCCAAGATCGCACGGGCGCAGGCCGCGTCGCCAATCGTTGAAGCCGGAAACGTCCACCTCCCCGAACCGAATCAGAATCCTTGGGTCAACGACTTCATCGAGGAGTGCGCCGCGTTCAAGGGAACCGACGGAGAGATCAACGACCAAGTGGACGCCATGACTCAAGCCATAAACTTCTTCAACCAAGCACGCTTCGTCGATCAGGCCGAACTCGCCGAAGAAGCTGACTTCGCAGAAATCGGCGACAACTCCAACGTGGGAGGTTTCCTCGGATGATAGATTTGATCTGGAACTGGTACAGAGGCAAAAACGCGGAATTGAAATACAAGCGCACGTCGATGGAACTTCAAGAATCCATCCTCGAAGAAGCGCAACAGATTGTTATCGACCGCCCCGACCGCGACGGCTGGGCCCGAATGTACGGAGTAACCGACCGCGAGAAGGGACATCTCCAATCCAACCAGCTCGAAGTAATCCGCAAATCCAGAGAGTTTGAACGATGGGATGCCGAAGCGCACGGCATCATTGCGACGATGGTGAACTACATCATGGGCAAGGGACTCTCCATGACCCCCAAGAGCGAAGACCCTCTGGTGTGGTATGTGTGGCGGGAATTCTGGACGGCTGACCGCAACAAAATGCAACTCAAGCAATTCGAGATCGTCAAAAGACTTTTCCGTGACGGAGAAGTTTTCATCGAGAAATTTGACACCGACGGAGACGGCAAGAAAACCGGAAAGATGACTATCCGTTTCGTCGATCCGCTTTTGGTTCGCGCCCCCGTCACACCTGGAGCGATGGTGGACGACGCGAACAAGAACGGAATTCAGACCGACCCAGAGGACATCGAGAAAGTGATCGGCTACCACGTCCAGAAGCGCACGAACGAAAACGAATTCCGATTCATCAAAGCCGAGAATATGCTCCACATCAAACTCAACGCAGACTCAGATCAGAAGCGCGGCGAGCCGTTCATGCAGTCCATCCTCACGCTGATGAAGCACTACGAGCAGTGGCTTGAAAACCGAATCCTGCTCAACAAGATGCGCTCGGCCATTGTGTTGATCAAGAAGGTCGAAGGAACTCCGACGGAAGTCGCCAACCTCGCCAACAAAATCCCCAACGCCACCAACACCGCGTCCGGCGAAACCAAGAAGCAGATGATCCGAGGCGGCACGATGATCACCGAAGGCCCCGGCGTTACTTACCGCATGGAAGCCCCGAACATCAACGCCTCGGACGTGAAGGAAGACGGGCGCAACATCAAACTCTCGATGGCCGCAGGGACGAACCTCCCCGAATACATTTTGGGTGACGCGTCCAACGCCAACTTCGCAAGCACTCTCGTGGCCGAAAGCCCGTTCGTCAAAGCGATTCAGTCGTGGCAGATTTTCCTCGAATACCACCTGGGACGCCTCTACAAGATGGTCATTCAGACCGCCGTAGATGGTGGCGTCCTCGAAGCTCCAAACGATGAGGAATTCATCAACAAACTCAAAAGCGTTCGCGACCTTGGCGAAGCTGAGGACATGGAAGACGGCGAGGACGTTGACGCCACGGGCGAAGAAGACGAAGAACCGAAAGAAGATCCGAAGAAAAAACTGTTGGCTGAGATCATGCCGAATGGGAAGATGGAAATGCCGTCCGAGATGTTCTTCGGATGCGATATGTCGTGGCCGGATATTGTTCATCGCGACATCAAATCTCATACCGATGCGCTGGCCGTTGCTCGATCCAACGGATGGATCGCCGACCCGACCGCATCGGCCGCTCTCGGTTACGACTACGCGGAGGAGGTCCGCAAACAGAAACAGGTCGAAGACGAAGCGGAACTCGACGGGAACCCTCTGCTCGGAAAACAGGCGGGGTTCGGAGACGAAGCGGAAATGGACGCTGAGATGAATGACCTGATGAAAACCATGACGCCGGAAGAAAAAGAAAAATTCATGGCTGACAAGGCCAAAGAAAAAGCGGGAGTCGGAGGCAAAGCAGATGGGGCCGCGTAAACCATTGGGTTGTTAAGGAGGATCGAATGCCAGTAGCAAAATTGGGACAGAGTTCAATCAACGAAGTGAATAATATCCAGCAGAAGCATTGGGATATCGACATGAAGATCAGGGACGTATTGGCCGCCGCGCCGCTGAATGTCAAACAAGTTTTGGCGAGCCGATTGCCTTCTATCGTGAACGAGATCGACTCCGAACTCAAAGCGAATATGCCGCAAATATGAAACTTGGAGAGCAGGTACACAGCAAGAACGTTAAACAAGTTCTTCGGTCATATCCAGCTTCCATCGGATCGAAGAATTGGCCGGAGATCATGCGCCTCGCCGACAAGGATTTGGACGCCGCCTTGGAATTGGCCGCCAGAGGCGAAGTGAACAAGAACGTGGCCGCTCGCAACGCCGTGGCTCGCAGGATGCGCCTCGCCCGCGCTCCCCTGTTCGTTCGGCTGAACGATGCTGAAAAAGAAATCCGTACGTTGTTTTCCAACGAAGCAAATGCAATGTATGAGTTCGTTTTGCGGCACGGAGACTCCATCGGGAAAATACCCCGCATCAACATGAGGGTTCGTCTGATGGGCATGGTAGTGAAGAAGGAACTTAAGCGGATTATATACGCGCTCATCAAAGACTCGGCGAAAATGGGATTCAAGAACGCTGGCGAAGCACTGCTCCCGATCTTCAAAGACAACCGCGAATCGTTCAAGGGCGCGGAAGAAAACCTGTATACCGACCGGCTTTTGTTCGAGGCCAAGCTGTCTGTATCGCTGAATGCCACGCTCGCTTCACGCGACCCACGCGCAAAAACATCGACCGCCAAGTGGTCGAAGAAGCAGTCTCAGGTCATCAGGAACATCGCCAAAAAGAATCTGGCAGGGCAAACATTTTCCGAGCGCGTCGTTGACCTCTCGTCACGCGCCGAAGCCGATCTTCGCCGGATCATCGCAAGCAAGATTTCTCAAGGGGAGAGTCCGTTCTCCATCGCCAAGACCGTGAAAAAATACGTCGCTCCGTATAACGCGGACGTTGATGCTCAGGTCGGGCCGGGCCTCTACAAAAACCCGTTCTCGAACGCCATGAGGATAGCGCGGACGGAGACCAACCGCGCATACGCCAAGGCGTCTGCCGAGTTTGCTAAAGGGAAGACGTGGCTCAAAGGCTTGATGGTCACGCTGTCGCCAGCGCACGAAGATGAAGACGTGTGCGACGACTGGGCGGGAAAGATACTCTCGCCAGAGGAATTCGAGGACGTCGTTCCGTTCCACCCGCATTGTATGTGCTACGGGACTTATATTTTCAAAGATGACGTTCTCGCAGGAGGAGAAGAAGAATGAGCAAGAAAAATGGTTTCATCAGTTTTGAATTTGCGTCGGACTTGGAGGAGGCGGCCAGAACAGCGGTCGTCAACAAAGAGCGAGGCGTGATTGAGGGAGTGGTCATCCTGACCGGTGAGAAGGTTTCTCGCAACAAGACCTTCTACACGAAGCAAGCTCTTTCGGAAGCGGTGCAACGCTACGAAGGGGCAAAGATGTTCCTCGACCATCCGAAACCCGGCGACGGGGAAGTTCGGTCGGTGAGAGACTTCGGCGGCGTTTACAAAAACGTCCGGCTTGAGGAAGGAAAGTTCCTCAAGGCCGACCTGCACTTAGTCCCAAGTGACAGCGTGCGAAACATCGTGTTGCCGATAGCGGAAGCCAAACCCGCAGGGGTAGGGCTTTCCATCCGCGACCGCGGACGCGGCCGTGAGGAGAACGGAGTTTTCCTCGTGGAAGGTTTTGCCGCGAAGGGATCATTCTCAATCGATCTCGTCACCGAAGCATCGGTGAATGAGACATTGTTCGAATCAACTCAAGGAGGAGAAGACATGGACTTATCTAAAGTCACCCTCGACGAATTGACGACGGGCAATCCTGCACTGGTGGAGTCGATCAAAGCCGGTGAACGGAGTGCCGTCCTCAAGGAGTTGGAGGAAAAGATCAAAGCGGGAGAAGAAGCCCCCAAGCTCTTGGAAAAGAGCAAAAAGGCTCTGGCCTTGGCTGAATCAGGTCTGCCGAAGGAAGTCGTTGAGAAAGTCAAACCTCTCATCGAAGCTGACAGCATGACTCTGGAACAAGCCAACGGTCTGATCAAAGCACAGAAGGAAATTTTGGAGAGCGTCAAACCGGCTCCCGCTGGAAAGAAAGATCCTGCGGTGAACGGTCATGGCGGTTCCAAAGATGAAAACCTGCAAGAAGCAGAGCTGCCGTCGGAAGACGAATTGGCTCGAGCGATTCAGGGATAGCGACAGGAGGAAACGAAAATGGCTAATGACTTCAAAGCCTTGCGTGGCGTTGAAACGCTCCAAGCACTGCCTATCGCTTCTGGTGTCGTCGTCGATATCGGAGATCACCTCAAACTCTCCGGTGGAGTCGTCGAACCAGTGGCCGCCGCAACCGACAACCTCGCCTTCATCGGCGTAGCGAAAGAAGCACATCGCTCGACTGATGGTGCGGGGAAGATCACCGTAGCTCTGCCCAACGCAGAAGCGATTTACAAGGTTCAACTGGACGCCGCATCCACGTGGGTGGTCGGCGATCTGTTTCAGTTGAGCGGAGAACAGAAATTGAGCAAGAACACCACCGATCCGGTGGCTGTTGCCGTGAACAAAGGGACGAGCGCGACCGAGGTCGAGGTCATTTATCTGCTCCCCAACACCGCCGCCGGACTTCGGTTCGTCGGTGATGCAAGCTGATCGCAACCCACAGGAGGAAAAAACAATGCGTGAAATAATCAACCTCGTTGAAGCATACGAGAAAAAGCACAATCCAAGTGGGACGTCTGCTGGTGCGCGAGTCGCACATCAGGAGATGGCGAAGGACATCAAGAAACTCGTTGAGGCCAAAAAAGTTGATCCGTCAAAGATCAGCCTGAAAGCCCTCTGGGAGAATATGGTGACCAAAAAGAACCTCGAAGAAAACATTTCTTCTTCTGGGTTCCCGACCATCGCTGGCGAGATCATTTCGTCCGTGATCATCGCCGCTTATCAGGCGTTTCCGAAAGCCGGAGACCGCTTGGTTCGCACTGTCCCGTCGAAACTCAAGGTGAGCAATATTGCCGGATGGAAAGCCATCGGTAAAATCTCGGCCTTGAATGAACGTCAGCCCTACGGACAAGTCACTCCGCCGGACGAAAAGACCGTCACCATCAAGAATCAGAAATACGGTGGCGTTCTCGACCTGACCAAAGAATCCATCTTCTTTGATCAGACCGGCGAACTGATGAACAACGCCCGTGGCCTCGGCGAAGAAGGCGCTCGGTTCCGTGATGAACTCATCATGAACTGCGTCTGCAACGTGAACGCCGACGCCCTCTCTGGCGGCGACCTGTACACCGTTGGCAACGACAACCTCATCACGTCCAACCCTCTGGGAACGACTGGATGGGAAAACGCGCACGTCGAACTGCTCGACAAGAAAGACGACACAACCGGGAAACCGATCTGGGTCTTTGGCGAAAAGCCAATCATGATCGTGCCTTCTGGTTTGTATCCGACGGCTTGGAAGCTCCAGATGAACGAGTACTCACCTCTCGGAACGGCTAACCTCGACAAGAACATGGCTCAAAACATGTTCGACATCGTAGTGAATCCGTACTTGGCGAAAGCCTCGACCGACTGGTGGTACGGCGGGTTCAACCGTCAGTTCCGCTGGGAAGAAATCTGGCCTCTGGAAGTCTTCACCCGTGTGGGTCAGGACACCTCCGAAGGTTTCGGCCAAGACATCGTCCAGCAGTTCAAAGTGTCGTTCTACGGTGGATGCGGCGCGGTCGATACCCGCTACGTCCTCGAGAACAACGCTTAAGGCTGGTGACGCCATGAGAAAAGTGACGCTCGCACTCGTTGCGGTCGTGGCTTTCATGGCCATCGCCTACGCGGCGGCAACGAAGTTCACCAATGTGACGGTGACTGGGGATCTCTCTGTCGAAGGGCAGGGAACCATCGCCAAACTCACCATCCCAGAAGTGAATGTGTTGACGTCCACGCCGACGGTCGTCGGGCAGATTGTGAGGGATTCGTCCTTCAAGGTCTACATCTCGACGCTTACAACCGGCGTGAACGGATGGCAGAAGGTCGGGACTCAAAGCTAATTGAATTGGGATCAAGGGGGCTGGCCCATCTCGGCGGGCTGGCCCCCGCGACCCATAACAGGAGGACACAATGGCAGATTCAGTGGCAATTAAAACCATCGCGTCTGGAAAAGATAAGTCGATCTTTTTGCTGACGAATCGAAGCGATGGAACCGGGGAAACCTCGGTGACGAAAATCGACATCTCGGCTCTGCCGGGTGCGCCTTCTCGCGTAAAGATTTCTCGGCTCGAATGGGCCGTCGAAGGGATGTCCGTCGAATTGTTCTTCGACCGTTCATCGCCAGACCGCGCGTTCATTTGCGCTGGGCAAGGCGCTCTTTCGGTTGAAGGGATCCAAGACGACGGGACAGGTGGAACCGGAGACATAAAACTCAGCACAATCGGACACACCGCCGGAGACACTTATTCGATCATGATCGAGGTCAAGAGCGAACAATGAGCGTAGACGAACTCCTTGCTCAGTTGGTTTTTTCCGCATCCGGCAAGGATGTTCGGATCGCTTACACCACGGCAGGAACGCCTGTCCAGACCGTGATCGAATACGTCGGCGTCACAGCGGCCGTGAACGGTCCAACAGATGCGGAAATTTGGTTCATCACGAAACTGCAATACGACTCATCCGCGTGTTGCATACGGGCGCGAAGCCTGTCCGTGAAAAAGAAGTGGGACGATAGGGCGTCCTTGTTCCCGTGATATGTCAAACCAATTCCGATACAACCCGCTCACAGGACGCCTCGATTTGGTCGGGGATGGGAGCGGAGGAAGTGGCGATGTGGTGATGCCTTCGACGATATTGGCAAAGGCAATCGCTCCATCAGTTGCCGCATCGGTCAAGACGACCGTGGTGACGCTGGCCGCCGCCGTAACAGACAGATACATCACGGCAATTTTTTGTTCTGGGATGGAGTATGCAAAATGGTTTCTCGTCCGCAATTCAGCCGACGAAATCATCCAGAGAACAGGACCAGATCGCGACCAGCCCTTCCAATTCGCCAGCCCGTGGAAAATTCCAGCGGGTGATGTGATCGACGTGAAAGTGGAACACTTCGTCACAGGAGAGACGCCAGATTTTGAAGCGTCGATCATGGGGTACTGACATGGCAGACATCGGGATAGCTAAAAACTGGCTCGTGAGTCCGACCAAAGAGATAGACGACATGTGGGTTAAGGTGCAGATCCAAGAGAAGCGTTCGCAGATCGTTCGCTACACTCAGGACATTGAAGATTTGCAAAAGGGACGCATCCTTGACTTGCAGGCAAAGATCAAGATGTGCGAGTTGGAAATCCTTAAACTGGAAAACAAACTCGCCATCGAAATCGACTTAAACGAAAATTCTCAAGGAGGACAAACAAATGGCTGACGGTCATTTTCCAACACTCGTATCAAAAGACAGAAACGCAAACGTGGTCGGCAACCCGATCTGGATCGAACTCTCAGACGGAACAAACGCTCTCCACAAGGTCGTTGACGTAGCGGCAGGCGGCTCTGATGCAGGCGTAGCGATCCTCGCGGTTCGCGACGATGCTCTGACAGCTCTCACTCCGGCAGACGGAGACTACGTTCAGCTTCGCGTGAATGCCAACGGCGCGTTGTGGGTCGAAGACGTGAACGGCGCAGGCTCTGGGCCGTCCAAAGACGACGATTCGGCCTTCTCGATCGGCGTTGACAAGGTTTCCCCCGGCGGCTTCTTGGCCGATGAAACGGCTCCTGACTCCGTGAATGAAGGCGATGTTGGTATCGCTCGAATGACGCTTGACCGGAAACAGCTCATCGTTTTGGTTGACGCTACCACTGATGCCAATCGTCTTGCGATTGACGCTTCCGGCCGAGTAACGGTCAACGTCAACGGCACTGTTCCTGTTTCGGCGACTGATCTCGACATTCGCGACCTCACTCTGGCTCTGGATTCCGTGAAGATTTCCGGCAACACAACCGCCAACGGCCCAACCAACCCCATCTACGTTCAGATGGTTGACGTTGGAGTCCTGTCGAACGAAGTCCACAGTTATGACACTTCGGTGGATGTGGCCTCCGACACGGGAGACAACCACGACTATGCCGTAACCGGAACCACGTTCCTCTTGAAGGGCGTGTGGGCTTCGGCTTCGGGCGGCCTTAAGGTGACAGTCCAGACTGGTCCCGTGGCCTCTCTGGTCACCATCGCCGTCGGGTTCATTCCCAAAGAAGGCGGCAACTGTTTCATTCCGTTCAATCCTCCGCGTGAGGTTCCCGTCACTTCGACTGGCACCGTGCGAGTGATTCGGACGAACCGCCAAGGACAAGCTCAGGACGTCTACTCGACGATCATGGGTAACGACGTAGCGTAAAAAATTCAATCGGGCGGGGGAGGGCGGCCTTCGGGTCGCTCTCCCCATGACCACAAGGAGACAACATGGCAGACATAGACTTGCAAGGAAGAAAGCCGGAGGATATTCCGGCGGTGACGGAGAATCCGAATCCAGAGAAAACGGTCAACGTCGAGAAAACTCCCGTACCGGAAGCAGGTCGGAAACTCAAAGAAACTCCGTCGGGAGTTGAACTTCGACCGACCATGCACGTCCAAGGGAATGAGTTGATCGTTTTGGTTCAAGTGCTTTCGAGCATCAATCGCAACCTCGCTTTTTTGGCGAGGACGGTTCACGAATTTGCTCACAAAGATGATGTGAAGAAAAATGGCTGATTTGCCGAACATCGAGAAGAACCGCACCGTCATCGAGGGGCCAACAGGCATTGATGCCAATGTGACTGCCGAGGGAAACACGCCGGCAGACATTCTTCGTGTCGGAGGTTCTGCTCTAACGCTTGGTCAAAAGACGATGGCCAATTCGGTTCCCTTTACAATGGCATCCGATCAGCCTTCCATTCCTGTCACTGTCCAACCACCGGCGACTGGAACGCCAGTCTTTAAGACGGGATCGCTTATTACGACAGCGACGACCGCCGATCAAGTGGTTCTAACGTACACCGTAACATCGGGGAAAATTTTTTATTTGCAATATGTGCAGATGAACGGGTACAGGACATCGCTTCCTGGAAATGTGAACCCTATATTCCTTGGCTCCATGAGCGCTGAAACTCCAAGTGGGACTAAAATAATAACAGTCGATAGGTTCCACGCTCCATCAAACGATTCGCCCGTTGCTTTGAATGTCCCTATTCCCGCCGGAACTGTTATCCGTGTTGTCGTGACTCCTTCGGCGGCAACCAGCACAACGTGGAGAGCGAACTTTGGTGGTTATGAGGTGAACGCATAATGCAATCAATGGAAATCGCATCATGGAGTGATTTCAAATCTCTGGTCGCGTCCAAAAAATTGCTCATGCAGTATTCTGTCGGAGCAAATTCTTACGACATCTTTGCGCCAGAAGCGAATGTCCTCTTGTGGCACGTTACGGTCGTTTCCGGCACAGCTGACTACGAAGATTTCGAAGACAACTTCATGCCAACCGCCAACGCTCCTCTTGAGATAAAAGCAGGCACGGCGCGTGTTCATCGCGTTAGCAATTCTCCGCAACCAAATAACACAACCGAGCGGTGGAAAGGCTACGAGATTGCTTGTGGCGCAGAAGATTCCTCGGCATCCCTTGATATTTCATTTGGCACGTTGATCTATTTGCGCGGCGGGATGATTTACTCGAAAGACGTTGCGAATGGCGATAAGGTGAAGGTCGAAATCCAGATGCAGATCAACAGCGTGTGGACGACCATTATGACACCGATGGAGGATTTGTTTTTGGTGAATGGGATGCGTGTTGAAGTCTTATCATCGGAGTGCATGGAGTTTGCGACAACGCTTCGCCTCAAGATCACATTCACGCCCGTGTCAACAGGGACAGCGAAAAAAGTCTACTTCTTGCTGGACTACTATGCATGATCGAACTCAAGGCCGGAGACATCGTGTTCTATCCAGACAGCGGAAAGTGGCAGAACAGAATCTTCACCTTGCTCCAAGTGTGGGGAGGGCAGATGGGGAAAATGTCCAAAGAGACTTCCATGACTCATGTGGGGATGATCTCGACGGAGCCGGATTTGATGATCGACATGAAGTGGCCGAGGCCGAGCTTTCGATTTATCGCCGACGATATGAGAACGAAAATCGTGATGAGGCCCAAGTGCGATGACGCGATCAAAACGAGAGCGATCTATTGGGCGTACTTTCACATCAACGATTCATATTCTTTCTGGCAAATGTTTCTTGGGCAATTTGGCCTCACCCACGTCCACCAAGTCTGCTCAGCATGGGTCGCGAGTGCGTATAAAGAAGCGGGATTCGCTCTGGTGGATGTGGGGGATAAGCTCGTGAGTCCGAACGAATTGGTGTCGTCGGATAAATTGGATTTCATAGAGAGGTGATGCGATGGGACTCGACCAAACAAGTTTGAACACTCAACTCACGGCAATACAGGCAGCGATCACCGCCGCGCTCGCCAACCCGACCGCTAATTGGCGCGTCGGTCAAGTGGAATTCAACCAGCAAGACTATCTCAAATACCTGATGGAAATGCAGAACGATTTGATAAAGCTCATGCGCTCCGAGCCTTCCGAGTCTATCGACACGGTTCAAAACGGAGTCGATCCTCTCGGCCATGACTACGGAGAATACCTTGGGGAGCCGGTAGGATAATGGCTCCTCCTCGCGCCGCCATACGAGGCCAAGCTCAAGTTGTCATCGACGATTGGTCGATCCCCTCAACGGTGTCGAGGTTTATTGCGACGACGGATTCTGCCGGAAAGAAAACAGGAACATTTGTCACGCAAGTGGCGAGCGAGTTGATATGGGTTCAGCCTCTCGGCGGGAATTCGGATATTCGAGAACAGGGATTGAACGCAGAGACAACTCACTTGGCCTTCCAGAAGTATTCTGGGTTCGCGCTCATTCCCAAAGACCGCATCCTCCAATCAGGGGACACGTTCGAGTATGATGTCTTGAGAGCGCATATTTTTGAATCACACCGAATGGCTGAGTTGAAGTTGGTCAGGAGGAATGACTGATGGCGAACGAATTTGAAATAAAAGGGGTCAAGCAAGTTATTCAGAATCTTGGGAAGATCGAGAAGCAGGTCTTCAACAGGATCGTGACTGCTTGTGAAAAAACGCAAGCCCGTGTCGTCAACGATGCGCGGGATGCCGCTCCTGTTTTTATGACCACCCTTCGTCAATCTATCCTCCCCGGAGACATTGAAGTGACCAAGACGGACGTTACGGCTAAAGTGGTTGCAAATGCAGATTATGCTTTGTTTGTTGAATTGGGAACGCGCCCTCACTTCCCGCCTGTGGACGCGCTAAAACCTTGGGCTGAGAAAAAACTCGGAGACGAAAATCTTGCCTTCGTCGTAGCGAGGGCTATATCGCGTCGCGGAACTCCTGCCCGTCCTTTCCTCGGCCCCGCTCTTTTGAAGAACGGTTCTTTCTTTCGCAGAGAGATAATCAAGGCGGTGAACCTGTGAAAGAAGTCGAACAGCTTGTTTATGCTCGGTTGATCGCCGACACAGAGCCGGCCAACGGACTCGTAGCTTTGCTCGGCAACGTAAACAGAATTCTCCACGCTTTCCAGTCTGCCGATCCGTCTGTTCCGTTTTTGACTTTCCACGTTTATACGCAGTCGTCCGGAGGCGTTCAGGGAGACTTCATGCGGACGTTAGAGGTGTTCATCCAATTCAACATCTTCGCCTCGAATTACGCGGACATCACATTCCGCTTGTTCAAACTTTTCAACGGTCACAATTTTGTGGTTCCAACGAACTACATTCAGGTCGGCCAAGTCTCTTGCATCTGGGACTGGGAAGGCCCTGATGGGTTCGACGAGCAGTTGGAGATCCAGAGGAAGGACGTTCGGTACAGGTTCTTCGTGGTTCCAAAGGCGCAGAACCCAATCTAAGGGTCAAAGACCCATAAGGAGGAAGCAAAATGTCAGGAAACAATCAAAACGCATACGCCGAACCACGACGCTTGCTGTTGGGTCTTGGCGACCTATACATCAACGACGTGTTTGTCGGAAACCTGAAAGAGACGGTGACCTTCACGTTCACACGCTCATACGCTTATCAGCGTCCGGGCAACAACGTGGCAGATGTCAAAGGTGAAGTGGTCGGAGAAGAATGCACACTCGAAGCATCGGTGTGCGACCTGAAACTCTCGCAACTGCGCCACGCCCTCGGCATCAACGAAGCCGTTGATTCGACGACCGACAAACGCCTTCGCAACCGCGAAGTGTTGAGGCTGTCTGGTGTTGTATTCACGTCGCCAGCAGAGACGATCCTGTCTGGTTCGCTCAGCGTGTTCTCCCTCGACCGAAAAACCGAATATGTCGTGACGACCGATTACGTTTTGTCTGGTTCGCCATCCGACATTCGCCGCGTTTCTGGTGGAGCTATCTCAGCCGGACAATACGTCGGCCTTGAGTACGACTTCTCAGACGCGGGAGCCGCAAGCCTTCCGTTCGGCGGGGAAACTCGTGCGCCCAACACGTTTCAGCTTGATTTTACCCATCGTGATTCGACGGGAAAACTCTGGCAGATCACTCTGTTCAAAGCTATGACCAGCACCGAGTTGGAAATGGCCTTCAACGAAAGAGAATCGGGCGACTACACTGTTCACAACATCATGTTCAAGGCGTTGGTTGACACTTCGAGGCCGGAAGGAAAGAACCTCGGAGAAATCATCCAAGAAGACGCGACCGCCTAAAATATCCTTAACCCCAAGGGTTAAGAGAAAAGGAGACGTAAGAGCCATGAGCCAATCGTCAACATTAGAGAACCAAGTCGCAGAATTGAAGCAGGCCGGATTTCCAGTCAGATCCGGCGTGAGAGCTTTTCGTTCAGAGAAGGGGGGAGCGGACGTCAAGGCAACCGATTCGTGGTTGCACCGATGGGCCAAGCACGCCGCGCAGAATTACGCGCTCGTGTCGAAGTCCAGAGGCGTCCGCTTCCTCTCGGGCTCTTGCGAAGGGATGCCTGCCGTCGTCGTTGGGGTTGGGCCAAGCCTCGACGCCAATTTCGACACGCTGAGATCGCTCAAGCGTAAGGCCGTCATCATCGCCACTGATGCGGCCTTCAAGCCGCTTCGGATCAACAACATTACGCCCGATCTCGTGATCTCGTTCGACTGCAAGAAGGAGCAATCCGTTTTGTGGGATGGACTGATGACGGGAGTGCCGATGGTGTTCGATTCCTGCGCCCACCCAGACGTCATCAAATCGTGGGTTGGGACGAAACTCTTTTTCAATCACTGGCACACGACCGACGAATTTTCTGAGAAACTTCTGCCATACATCTACCCCGACATCGGCCAGATACCATCGGCCGGAACGGTAGGAAACATGGCTGTCCAGTTGGCGATGGTGTTGGGGTGCAAGAAGGTGGCGGGGGTCGGAATGGACTTGTGCTATGCCAAGGACGGCGACGGGTGGCGTTACCGCGCCCAAGATTACGTCAAGGAGGGCGACAAGTGGGTTCCCAAGGCATCCACGCCCCTCTACGACAACGACGAGCGCGTCTCCCGTTCGTTCCTTAAACCTCAAGGGACGGCCTCGGAACCCGACATGAAGACGCCGGAAGGTTCCAAGGAGCTTTCCTACCGCACCGACCCTGAGCTTGCGATCTATGCTAAGTCGCTCCTGAACATCATCCAAGCCTTCAAGGAGTTGGACTTCACCACTTGTTCTACGTGGAACATTTTTCAGCCGTGGGGAGTGAAGCAAGCCAGCCTCGCTGAATGGGCCGCCGAGAATTGCAAGAAGACTTTTCAGGAAGGCCGTACGGTAGTCTGGCACCTGGACGAGATATTGAATCTGCCTCCGGCCATCAAAGGGAGTTGGGAATGAAACTTTTTTCAGGCATTAAGCTCACGATCCCTCTGGAATGGATCGCCAAAATGACCGCCAGCACGTTCAATGTGGAGGGAAGCATCTCTATCTCGAAGGGGGCGAAATACCCTCTGGCTGGCGAATGGTGGGTCGTTTCAGAAGTGGATAGCAAGGGCATCAGGCTTGAGCCAGCAGATAAAAGCGTGAAGATCAGGGAGGAGGTTCCGCGATGAACGCGCCAGTGAAGCCTCAGAACGAATGGCCGTCTTCTACGAGGCCGTTCCTGTCGAACCCGCCAGAAGGCTCCATCGGGATCGCCATCCCCATGCGCGACAACCTCAAGTTTTTCAAGCTGACGTTCCACTCCATCTTGGACTTCACCGATCACCGCTACGTCATGGCGATCGTGGACAACATGAGCGGGTTCAGGACTTCGGAGTATTTGAAATATACCCCGCGCAACCACAACGTCAACGTCCTCAAATACCAGAAGGAACACAGCCTCGCGGCAGAAGCAAATATGGCCTTCCGGTTCATGTTCGCTTTCGCCAGCGTGAAGTACGGCATCCTCGTGACGCCGGACGTAGTCGTGGAGCCGGGCTGGGCATCGCGCCTCATCAAGACGCTGACGTCCGATCCGAAGGTAGGGATCGTTGGCCCCATGACTTCCCACGGGCCCGTGCCTCAGCGCATGGGGCGTGAGGATACGACCTATCCGGCTCAATCCGTTAGCTCCTTCTGCATGGCATTTAGGCGTGAAACATATGAGAGCGTCAACGGTTTCGATGAGGCGTTTATGGGTCGCGGATATGAAGATCAGGATTTTTGCCATCGTGCCGAGAAGAAGGGGTGGATGACAGTAGTGGACGCCAGCGTGTTCATTCACAGGTTCCCAAAGACGGGACTGAAAGACGATATGGCGGTGGTCGCTAAGAACGAGGCGTTGTTTCGATCGCGCCTCAACGGGACGGTGGCCGTTTGAAGGCCGCCGAACGGTTCACTGCGTGGCTCAGGTCTGGCGTAGAATTCAAAGATCATCTGCAATTCCTCTACCTCCATGCGGAAGGGAATGTATTGGAGTTGGGAGTGAGGGAAGGCATCGCAACGTCGGCGTTGCTATACGGCGTCGAACAAAACGGAGGGAAAGTGTGGAGCGTGGACTTGAACGACCGATGCTCGGAGGTTTTCAGATCTCATCCGAATTGGAAATTCATCCACGGAAATTCTCTGGATGTGGCGCGTCTGAAATCAGAGGGTGTTCCGAGCGAGTTGGATCTCCTGTTCTGCGACACGATCCACACTTACGAGCAAGTGAATTTGGAATTGAAGACATGGGGGCCGTCGGTCAAGCCGACGGGACTCATCATGGTGCATGATGTGAACAAATACCCGCAGACGCTTGACGCCTGCGAGGGTTACGCGAAAGCGAATGGGATGTTGATCCGCGTGAGGCCGGGGAACGGTGGTCTCGCGGTGATCGCATCACCCGAAAGGAAAGGAGACCTCAAATGACCAAAGAAGTGAAGGCAGGAGACGCCGTAGATTTCAAAATCGGCGACAAGACATTGACAGTGGAAGCGGTGCCTTACGGCAATGTGAAAAAAGTGTTCAAGATCGTGTTCGATGCGATCGAAGAAATAACAGCCAGCGGGGAAACCCCGTCAGCCATGCGCGTTCCCAAGATCATCGAGGAGCGCATCAACGTGTTCTTGCCGCTGTTGTTTAGAACGGGCAAATATCCGTTCTTGAACCCGACGTGGATCGACGAAAACATGACCATCAACGATATCCGGTCGATCATTGAGACAGCGATCAAAGTGAATGGGTTAGACGATTTTTTCGCAAAGATGGGGAACCAAAAACCGGCGGCTCCCCAAGAGACGATCAAGCCGACGGTGTAGCGGGGGAATTTTGGATCTATCATTTCATGGGATTGGCTTACGGATGGACAATCGACTACGTAGACAGTTTGACGTGGCCGACCATTCGCGCCCTAATGAAGCGGATCGAAACGAACCCGCCAGTGGACTTAATCGCTGGTGCCATGTTGAAGGCGCGGCAACCAAAACCCTTGACCGAGCAAGCGAGCGCGGCAGGGTTGCCCGTCAAGAAAGGAAAGGTGAGGAGATATGGCGACAAACGCGGGTGAATTAGAAGTCACCCTAAAACTCATCGCTGATGATTTCAAAAAATCAATCAGCGGAGCCACAGACAAAATCGAAGGCTTCCAATCGAGTTTGGCCTCTATTGGAAAAGCCATCGGCGTCGCCTTTTCTGCCAAGGCTATTCTCGATTTCGGACGTGATGCTGTTCGAGCCTACGGGGAACAGGAGCAAGCATTATCCCGCCTCACCATTGCCGTTGGAAGTGATGCCGCTGGGGCGCTCTCGAAATATGCGGAGGAGTTGCAGAAGGTCACCACTTTCACAGATGAGGGCATCCTCGCCTTGCAGACTCAGTTGGCGAATTTTGGACTTATGCCTGGGACGGTCAAAGCTGCGACCAAACCCATTTTAGATTTCGCCGCCGCGACCGGAAAAGACCTCACGGAAGCAACCAATATTTTCGGTCAAGCGTTGGCCGGAAACTCGCGTGAACTCAAAAAATACGGACTCATTCTCGAAGAAGGAGATTCGCGGGCTGATCGGTTAGCGAAGACCACCGCTTTGCTGACAGAAAAATTTGGTGGTGCCGCCGAGCAGATGGCTGGAACTACGATCGGTTCGATAGAAAATCTCAAGAATAGAATCGGAGAGCTACAAGAGAAGATCGGAAAAGAACTCGTCCCTGTCGTTTCGGCTTGGGTAGGATGGCTCAATAAAGCAGTCGGATATGTTGAAAGAATTACGGGGGCTTCAAGAAATGATTTGACGGTGCGGGAGATGCAAATTGCCCAACTAAAAGAGAGCAACAAGCTCATTGGGCTCGCGCTTCAAGGCTATTCTGAATATCGAAATACCCTGGTTCAAAAGATGGGAGCAGAAGCTCTCGACGATGAATTTTTGCGGAACAGAATCATCCAGAACACCAACCTTCTCGTTCAACTTCAAGCCAAAGACGCCGCTGAGAAAGCATCGGTTGTAACACTTCAACAAAACGCTGCGCTCAAAAAAGGGATCATCGACAACGAAGTAAATGCGGAGACGAAAGCGTGGAGGCAACTTGCCGCCGCAGAAAATGCGGCGAGAGACGCCACCGTTCAGCATTTGGCAGAGAGCATCGGGATGGCGAATTCCATAGTGATGACCGCGACGGAGGAACAAGGAAAGGCGTGGGAAGAATACTACGCGAAAGCTCACGAGTCTCAGACCATCTGGCGGGATATGTTCGTCACGACGAATACGGAGATGGCAAACAAATTTACGTCCATCACTGAAACGATGTTCAACGATTTCGGAAGGGCGATGGCCGATGTCATAGTAGATTCTCAGAATTTTTCCCAAGCGATCAAACAGGTGTGGAAAAGCCTCATCAAAACTCTCATCTCTGAGATCGTAGCTCTCATAGCGAAATTGGCGATCGCGCTCGCGTTCAAGTCGGCCCTCGGTTTCGGCGGAGCATCAATGGGACAGGTCGCCGCATCCATCCTCGGATTTCAGAGGCTGGCTTCAAAACCGATGGGGGAGTCCGCAACTGGAGGCATCATCAACGAACCGTCTCTCCTCACTGGACTCAAGTCTGGTAAAACTATTTTGGCGGGAGAGGCGGGAGCGGAAGCCATTGTCCCTCTTGGTAAAAGCGGCTCTGGCGGGAACATGACAGCCAAAGAAATGGGGATGGACTTTACGGGAGCGATGGATAGCGGGGGCCTGAACCTTACCGTGAACATCAGCGGACAATTCATCGAAGGGAACGAGAATCAGTGGCAAAGGATGTTCCGCGAGAAAATCATGCCTGAAATCCGGCGCATGACGATGTCCAACCCGACCGGAAACTTCATTCGACGGAGGGGGGCGACAGCATGATCGGCTCAATGATCAACTCAGCACAATTCAATACGGGCGGCATCAACGGGAACACGCTCGTTTCAGACGTCACCACCACTCTAAAGGTGATCTACAACCAAAGCGGAATCACTCTTAACTGGACGTCCGTTACTCCGGTGGTCGGATATTTCTTGCAGGTTTCCTTGTACGCCGATTTCAGGACGACGTTCGTGAACACCACCGTCGGCGTGTCTCAGTATTCATTCACTGATTCTCAGCCGTCTGGACAAAAAAGATTCTGGCGATGGGCTCCGACCCTGAACGGCATCGACCGATCCGAACCGTGGAGCGAAGTGGGGTCGTACTGGCTCGATACCGCTCTGAGCGCAGAACTTGAACTCAACCGAAACGAGTGGGCGTTCGCAGACCCAGAAGATATGCTCGATCAATACGAACTCGACCTTTTTCCGACGTCGCTGATTGTCAAGCGTAACTTGTACCGATCCCAAGAGCGCAACAGGCTCGGAGAATTGCTTTCGGAATTTCTCACCGTCAAAGATTTGGTGACGCTCAACTTCCAAGGGGCGCAGTATATGGAGATGGCTCAGCTCGCAGAGCTTGAGCGGTTTCATAATTCCAAGAGAACATTTTTTCTGGCGGCGTTCAAAGACGGGGCTTGGTTCAGGCCGATGCCTCACGTCTGGCTCGTAGAGTGCCAGCAGGACCCGACTTTCAATATGATTGCCGCCGGAAGGCCAGACCTTTTAAGCGGAACAATATCTTTTGAAGAAGTTTAAGGAGGAATAATCCATGTCATTTTTTCCATCGAGTGTACCAACAGCATTACAACTCCTCGACGCGAGGAACAACAAATCCGTCACGCTGACGGGGAACATCAACGATGTCGTAACGACGATTCCCGTCAACAGCACATCCGATATTCCGACCGCAGGGTATTTGACCTTCGAGGACGGATCAAACGAAGTCATCCAGTATACCGGAGTGACGCCAACAACTTTGACCGGAGTTACGCGTGGAGCAGATGGGACAACAGCGTCTTCCCACTCGAATGGGGGAACCATCGGGATGTGGGGAAACGCGAAATACCACAACGTTCTCTCAGAAGAAATAGTGGCGATCACCCAAAATCTTTCTGATCGGTTAGGGTTGAGCGCGACTCAAATTCTTGCGCCGCTTGGTTCAGCGGTGGCACCGTCTTATTCGTTTATGGGGATTCCAAGCAAGGGGATGTATTCCATCTCAACGCGCATTGGCTTTGCCAT